AAGAACAACCTATGCCTGATGTAGAAAATGTATTAAAATCAGATCCCGAATTAATGAAACAATTTCAAAATGCAGCTGCTAAACAATATATGATGGGTGGTGGAGGTGGTGATCCAAATATTGCTTCACCAAAACCAACACAAAGCAGTATGGGGGGAGATAATATGGGATTATTTGGAATGGTAAGTAACTTGTTTGGTTCCTTAAATAGCGATCCTATATCATCGGAAATGCCTAGTTATCAACAAAATAATTTTAGTAATAAATCGGCAAACGATGTAGATAATATTATAAATGATGTTCATAATAATATATCCGTTGAAGATGATTTAGATAATCGTATAGAAACTCTTTCTGTTAGTGATGAAGAAATAACATCAATAATTGAAGATACAGCTGATATTCAAATATTAAAAAAATCAGGAAAAAAAGGAGCTAATACTCGTACTTTAAATATTTAAATGAGTTTATCTTTTTCTGCGGACATTAGTTATTTTTTTAGCACTTTTCTTAACGAAGCTGCCTACATCTTTGAAAGATTTAGCAATTCTGTCAGGAGTAGATTTTAAGGTACGCATTGGGTTACGGATAGTATTTTCTACTTCTTCTTCAAATACTTCAATGCGAGATAATAAGTTGCTTAAAGTGCTTAATAAGATTGGAATGATGATTATGGTGAATAATAGGGTTAAGAATAAGAATAAAGATATCATAGTGCCGATGGCGATGATATCTCTAGACATGTCTTCTGAACATTTGCATTTTTCATTAGTTAAATATTTAACATAGTCAAATGCATAGTAGATATATACAACAAATAGTAAGAAGAATACAAAAGTTGCGATAGCTACTAATTGTACAATTACACCACCCATGCTTCTAGCAACTGATTTTAAGGAAACAAAAGCAGTTATAAAGAAGTATAGTAATGCAATTATTGTGAAGTTTTTGATGAAATCCTTGTTGGGATGTTCGGAACATTCACAGCCAATATTTTCTAACTTGTATAAATATGTGTATATTATTAATAATAATATAACAAATATCATTTGTATTATTAAGCTACTGTAAAAAGATAGATTGTTTTCTTCCCTCATGATATTTAACGTTTCTTACTCTATATTATAATATAGAAATTATTTATTTTGTAAATCTAAAATATTATAAATTAAAAACTTTGTAGAATTATTAAAGTTTGAAATATCTATTTCTTTAATTTTATTAATTATTTCCGGAGTTTTTGTTACACTTAATATTTTAAATAGTTGTTCAAGAAAAATATCTAGAATATGTTTATATTCCTTGTTTTCTTTTAGAATAACAATTGTATGTTCAAATAATACTTCCAATAAAACATGAATTTCACTCAACTTAAACTTTATCCATAGTTTATTAAGATTATTTATATTTTTTTTCCACTTAATATAATCGCAATATAAATCATATTCATCGTTTAATAACAATATATCATTATCATAAATTGTTTTTGGAGGATCCCATTCTCGCAATTCTATATAATTCTTCCATTTAGTGTCAATATTATCTTGTAAAATATTTTCATCAAAAAATGTTAATATATTTGTATACAAGCTGTTTTCATTAAGCTTTATATATTCCCATATAATCTCAAATACGCTATTTTTATCATTTGCATTAATTATTTCTTTAATGCTTTCGTATATAGTGTTTTTATTTTTTGTAGTTATTTTATTTAATAATCCAACTAATTTACGTTTCAACATTGAGTTATCAGTAAAATCGGGAATTATAATATGAAATCTATTTTTTGATGTAACAGGTTTTTCTTTTTTATTATAATTTTTTTTTACCCATATCATTTTAGGGTCATAATATGATTTAAAACAACTATAAGTATCATTAAGTTCTACTGCCTTATTTTTGATATTTTCCGGTATTTTTTCTATTTGATTATATCTATCCTGAAAATATGAAATATTTATTTTAATAATACTATCATTCATTGTATTATATAATACTATATAAATAATCTTATATAATTAAATACATAAGGCAATAATAATATATATTATAAAATGACTATTGCTATTCAAAGCATTGAATCGTTTAGTGATTTTGTAAACAAGTTGGAAGAAGTTTATAAAAATCAATTAATTTACCGTACTTTAATAGTTTATGGTAATGAAAAATATGTATCTATTTACAAATATATGTTAGAGCAAAATAATAATAGTGTTTATGTTGTCAATAATAAAAAAATAGATTATGATAATTTGGATTGTAGAATTTTAATGGTAAATGATAAAAGGTTTAAAGATTTTGTAGAAAAAAATGGTAGCGACTTTTATAATTTGGTTATGTATACACCATGTAGTAGTAACAATAATAAAATATAATTATCTAACAATATTTTAGATAGAATATTAAATGGTGAAAAAATCGTTTAAAATAGAATATGTTATATTAGCTACTTTTGCGTTGATAGTGTTTGTGTTATTATTAAATAGTAAAAATATATGTGAAGGATTTTTCAGTGAAAAAAAATATAGTTTAGAATATTATTATATGGATGGTTGTGGACATTGCGACCAATTCAATGAAAGCGGAGTATGGGAACAATTAGAAAAGAATCATTCTGATAAATGTGAATTTAAAAAATATAATATGAAGGACAATATGAATAGAGTCAAAAAATTTGATATTCAAGGATTTCCTACAATATTACTTGTAGATAAATCTGATAATAAAGATAAAATGGTAAAGGCATTTGAAGATGCTAGAACATATACTAATTTAGAAAGATTTATTAATAATATATAAGATATTATTAAGGTATTGATATAACAATAAAAATGGGAGGCGGATTAATGCAGTTGGTTTTAACCGGGCAAATGGATCAATATATTACAAGAAATCCATGTATCAATTATTATAAATATGTTTATAAAAAACATACTAACTTTTCATTAGAAAGTTATGAAACACCACCAATAAACAATGCAAATGGTGGTTTTTATCAAAGTGTAAAAATGACATATAAAATTGAGCGTCGCGCTGATTTATTAACGAATATGTATTTATCATTTATGTTACCAAATATATATTCTAATAATGAAATGAAGTTTAAATGGGTAGAAAATATTGGATATAATTATGTTGACCGTGTTGAACTGTTAATAGATGGTAATACTATTGAAACATTGTATAGCGATTGGATGAATATTTGGAATGAACTCACTAATAAAGATGGTATTGAATATAATAAATTATTAGGTAACGTAACTGAAATCATAGCACCTTATAGTTTTCAAGCAAAATATACATTTGTAAATAATAAACTATATAATATTAATTATCCTGCAGCATCATTTTCAAGCTCAACGCCAAGTATAAAGTCGCGCGAAATACAAATACCTTTAAATTTCTGGTTTACTAGAAATCCTTCATTGGCATTACCATTGTTGAAATTAGCTAATAATGAGGTTACGTTAGATGTTTATACAAATCAGCGAGGTGTAGAATCGCTCTATAAAGTTTGGACAAATAAATTAAATACTTATGTTAGCAGTAGTTTCTATAACGAGCTACATAATGCTAATATATCAATAAAAAACTTTATAAAAAATAAAAATCATGATGTACAAAATAAGCTGCATTTGACCTATGTATTTTTAGATAGCACTGAAAGAAGTAAAATGCTTCTTGAAACAAATAGCATGGATTATATTATTGATACAGTTAAAATGTCAACGGTCAATGTTGATACAGTGTCACAATCAACAGTTACTTGTGATATTAATAATGCAAATAATCACATTAAAGAAATAATATGGTTTTTAAGACGCACAGATATGATACCGAAATATAACAATTATATTAATTATACTGGTTCACCTACATATGTCGAAAATATGCATATTATGAATAATGCAGTTATTAAATGGGCAAATGATACTAGTCGCGCTGATTATAATGCAGAGTATTATAATAATATTCAACCATATTATTATCATACTAATATACCAAGAACAGGTATTTATTGTTATTCATTTGCTCTATTTCCAGAAAAGGTAAATACATCAGGTTCGTATAATAATTCGCAAATTAAAACATCTGTAACATTTACTACAAATGATTTTAGTAATGATGAAACATTTAATGGAATTCAAAATGCTACAAAAGCGGTATTGGGTCAAAATTATAATTATGATGTTTTGTATGAAGCTAAATTTTTCGTAAAAGAAATTAATGTGCTTTCCATAATAAATGGTAGTGCACAATTAAAGTTTGTTTAATTTTTTTATTCTTTCAAAGTAGTAATAAGTAAGAAATGGACTTATTTGTATTAATAATTTTATTATTAGCTGGGTTTATTATAAAATATTTAATAGATGTAATATCAT